CGAAATATGACTAAATATGGAGATTTCTTTTTAAAATTAGATATTGCAGAAGAAATTGGTATTGTTAATGCTCGTCCATATTCTAGTTATGAAATTGAACGTTGGGAAGAATATGATGAAGCAACTGGAGAATATAAAATTCAATTTAAACATGTTGCAAATCAACAATCATCATTTGATGTTTTCGAAATAGCACATTTCCGTATGTTATCAGATTCTAACTTTTTACCATATGGTAGATCGATGTTAGAAGGTGCACGTAAAGAATTTCAAAAATTAATGATGATGGAAGATGCGATGTTAATTCATCGTATCATGAGAGCACCAGAAAAACGTATCTTTAAAATTGATATCGGAAATATTCCACCAAATGAAGTAGATTCATTTATGGAACAGATCATTAATAAAATGAAAAAAATTCCACATATCGATCCAGCAACAGGAAATTATAATCTTAAATTTAATCTTAACAATATGTTAGAAGATTATTATTTACCAGTTCGAGGAGGTAATTCTACAACTAGTATCGATACATTACCAGGTATGACATTTACTGGTATGGAAGATATTGAATATATTAAAGATAAAATGATGGCTGCACTTAAAATTCCTAAACCATTTTTAGGATATGCCGAAGCAGTAGAAGGAAAAACTACCTTAGCATCAATGGATATTCGTTTTGCTAGAACAATTGAACGAATTCAAAAAATTGTAATCTCTGAATTATATAAAATTGCAATAGTTCATTTATATGCGCAAGGGTTTGAAGGAGAAGATTTAATTGGTTTTGAATTGGAATTAACTGCGCCTTCAATTATTTATGATCAACAAAAAGTTGCATTAATGACTGAAAAAATGACATTAGCAACTGCAATGAAAGATAGCAAATTAGTTTCAGACAAATACATATATGAATTTATATTTAATATGTCAGAAGATCAATGGTTGCAAGAAAGAACCAATGTTATTGAAGATCTTAAACTTCGTTTCCGTCAAAATCAAATTGAGCAAGAGGGTAATGATCCAGCATTAACTGGAGTATCATTTGGTACACCACATGATTTAGCAACAGTTCATATGTCTAGTAATGAAGTAGAAGAAAAAGATCAAGGAGGCCGTCCACCAGAAGGAATCAAATTTGGACAACATAAAAATGCATTCGGATGGGATCCTACGGGTAAAAAAGAAATAGATCAAGCCTTTAACCCAGAAAATCAAAAAACATCATTTCAGCCAAATAAAGACTTTAATAGAGCCGTAAGACCAGTAGCAACAGAACATACCAATTTATTACGTAAAATGAAAAATCAAAAATCTCCGGATATATTATTTGAATCTTTAAAAAAGAAACGAGACAAACAAGATGACACCGGAACAATTTTAGATGAAAATAACATTTTATAACATATTTATTAAAAATATATAATACTGGATAAAGGAATAATGAAAAAGTTGAAACATTCGAAATATAAAAATACCGGCATTCTATTTGAAATGTTGGTTCGAAAATTAACTTCAGAAACATTATCATCTGATAAATCAGTTACTGTAGAAATTATCAAAAAATATTTTGGTAGGAACACCGAATTATCTAAAGAATTACAACTTTATAATTTGTTAACTAAAGAACAGCAATTTAAAAGTGAAGCTCACGGATTAGATTTTATAAGAACGGTTAAAGAAGGATTTTCCAAACTAAATCAAAGTACACTAAATCGTCAAAAATATAATTTAGTAAAAGAAATTTCAGAGAAGTTTGTATTTTCAGATATGGCAAAAATACATATACCAAATTATAAAACTTTGGCATCAATTTATATGATTTTTGAACACGATGAATCTGTTAATCCGGTTCAATTGCATGAATGTAAATCTGCAATTATCGAAAATGGCATGATTTATGAAAAAGTACAAGCAAAGAAAGATCCAATTATTGAAGCATTTGAATCGCAGCCAAAAGATATGCGTTTATTAACATATAAATTATTGGTTGATAATTTTAACAAAAAATATTCAGGATTAAATGCACCACAAAAAGAATTACTTAATAAATATATAACTAATGTTAATGATACCGTTGCACTAAAAGAATACGTACAAAAAGTAATTCCAAAAATTAAAAAGCAACTATCGGAACAATCAAAACTAGTAACAGATAAAGCAACTCAAATTAAAGTTCAAAAATTATCTGAAATGTTATGTACGGTAGAAAATATGAAAATGATTAAAGAATCACATATACTTTCTTTATTACGTTATTTTGATTTAATTAAAGAATTACAAGGATTACATAAATGAGATCGTTTTTAAAAGAAATTGAAGATAAATTTCTAGAATTAGAAGATTATTGTGATTCATGTGACCGAGTTATGTCTCAATGTGTATGTAATGAAGAACTTGATGAAATGAGTGCAACAGGAGCAGTTGCTGGATTCTCTACACCTGCAGCATTTGCTAAACCAGGTAAATGGAAAAGTAAAGATATAAAATATGAATCTGTAAATACGCCACCTTCATTTAAATGGAAAGAAACGGGACAACAAAAACCTGAATCTGATGAAGAAGTATTTAATGATAAATTTCCTTTTGCAACTGATGAAAAATATTGGTGGCAAAATGATAATAATGAATATCCTACTCGTTTTTATAAAGATGGATTAGGAACAAATAATATAAAAGATACATCAACGCGTGTAGGTAATTTACCTAATTCGGCTACACCGATTAGAAAAACAAAAAATGAATATACAAAAGTACACGATGTATTAGATAAAAAATATGAAGAGCTTATAGAATCATATCGTTCATATGCTACAGGCGATTCAAAAACTTCTCCGGAAGCAAAAATAAAAAATACAATTAAAGAAGTTGCTAAAAAATTGCAAGAAATTGAGCAATCTATTAATTATGCATCTAAATTAAAAATGGAATCCGGAGTAGCACGTAGCGGGTATGGTATTTCAGTAGAGAATGCATTAAATAAAATATCAAACAAACTAATTAAGATATCAGAACGAGTTAGATCATTAGGAGAATAATATGACAAAACAACTTATTGTAGAATATATGCCATTTAAACCTATAGGTTCATTAACTGAATCTTCTGGGGCCGCATATGGAATACCAGGTGGTTTTGTAGTACAAGGTGTTTTACAAAGAGCCGGCGCTAAAAATCAAAACGGCCGTGTATATCCTAAAAACATTTTACAAAGAGAATGTGCTAGATATCAACAAGAATTTATAGACCAACACAGAGCATTAGGTGAATTAGATCACCCTGAATCATCTGTTGTTAATTTAAATAATGTTTCACATAACGTTTTAAAAATTTGGTGGTCTGGTGATGATTTAATGGGTGCTGTTCAAATATTAGATACACCATCAGGAAAAATTCTTAAAGAATTATTTCGTGCCGGCATTACATTAGGTATTTCATCGCGAGGCTTGGGTTCTGTTAAAGAATTACGTGCTGAAGGCGTTGTAGAAGTACAAGCCGATTTTGAATTAATTTGTTGGGACTTTGTATCTAATCCTTCTACTCATGGTGCTTTTATGCGTCCTACGAGCATGAACGAGTCAACGAATAAACTTATTCAAACAGCAAATAAATATAATAAAATTAATGATATCATCACATCAATATTATGTGAAGATGGTAAATGTAGGATTATATAATGAAAACTCCAAATTTAAAATACATTTTAGAGACAATTCTAGATGATCAACCAAAACCAATGACTAAAGAAGAAAAAAGAGCATTCGTGCAAGAAGTAGCAAATTTTTCAGCATTAGGCGATTCAGTGTATGGTAAAAATAATTTAGAAGAGATTGTAGAACGCGTTAAAACAATAGTTGAAAGTGCAGATAGAATTATGACTGAGAGCGAAGATTGGATGTCAAATGTTGCACATAAAAAGAACAACAAATGGATGCATGATAATTATAAAGATTTTCAACAAGCAGCGCAAGAAGTTAAAGAAGCACAAGAACGAATGTCGATGGCGTATGAAAATATTGGACAACATTTAAGTCGTTATTTTGATGTTAATTAATTTGGATATTGAAAAAAAATTATTATAATATAGGTAGATGATGAACAAGCTCAGAAAAATGTACAAAGACTTTTTCAATATAAACGAAAATACTATGCCAATTTCTAATGAAACGGAAATTGACGAAGCACAACTTGTTAATCATATTACAGATTACCGAGGTGGTATTGAATACGTATTACGAGATCCTAGCACTGCCGCATTAGCAATGCAAGATATTTTAGATTGGGCTAATAAAAAAGGCTTTACTGTAATTAAAAAGAATATTTCAAAATCTGGTAAAGTTGGATATATCTATTTTAGATTAGGACAAGACCCAGCATTAGAATCTCAAAAATTACAAGGATATTTAGCTCAGATGCCAGAATTAAAACATTTTAGATTTAACGTTAGACAAGATAATAATCCAACACCAGAACAACCAGAAATTTAAATAAAAGTTATATGAATAGAAAACAAAAACAACATCAAACGATCGTAGCAGGACATTCAACTGCTGTTAATGTAATTGGAACTCAAAGAGAAGATTTAGGATTTGCTTTAAAAATTTGGAAACGAAAAGTAAAAGAAGCCGGAGTTTTAGAAATTATTAAAAATAGAAAAACATTTACTAAACCTAGTGTAGCAAAACGAGAAACATTATCAAAAGCAAAATATCGTCAAATGATGTTTGATAGAAATAATAAATTTTAAATTATTTTTATAATATTTTAAAGTCCTAGCAGAAATGTTAGGACTTTTTTACTGTTTTTTAAAACATAGCTATATTTATTGTTAGAATACGCTATCCGTTCTATTATATAGCGTTTAAATATAGTTTAAAAATTTCTATTAAGATTTAAATAATCTTATTTCCAAAAAACAAAATTTAAGGAGAAAAAATGGCAAAATCGGACTTGTTAAAACAAGCGATTGCTGACGCTAAAACAGTTAAAGAAACTGCATTAGCAAACGCAAAAATTGCTTTGCAAGAAGCATTTGCTCCGACAATACATCGTATGTTTGCAGAAAAATTAGAAGCAGACATCATGGATGATGAAGAAGATGTTACTTCTGATGAAACCGGTGTAGATGCAGCAGCAGGTGTAGAAGGCGAAGCGAATGATGACTTTATGTGGACTGATAACGACTTATCTGCAGAAGTAGGTGGTACGGAATATAATTTCCAAGTAAATTCATCAGAAGAAGAAGGTATGCCGGCAGAAGAAATGCCAGCTGAAGAAGAACCAGTAGAATCTGAAGAAGATTTGTCTGCAGAATACAATGAAGGCAATGATTTAGATTTAGATGAAATTCTTCGCGAGTTAGAAGGTGACTTAGATGAAGAGTATGAAGCTGAAGCAGAAGAAGAAACAGCTGTTGACCCAATGATGAAAATGGAAGGCGACTATTCTGAAAAAGAAGACGATGTTAATCTAGATGAAATCATTGAAGCTATTCTTCGTGAAGAAGAAGAAGCTGCAGAAGAACCAGCAGCAGAACCAACTGATGTAGTAGAAGCAATGGAAGCAGAGATGGCAGAAAAAGATGAAGAATTACAAGAAGCATATCGCACAGTAAAACATCTTCAGTCTGTTATCAACGAAGTAAATCTTTTAAACGCAAAACTTCTTTACACAAACAAATTGTTCCGCAATTTTGAATTAAATGAAGCACAAAAAATGAAAGTTATCGAAAACTTTG